CTTCTGTGCTTTCATCAAAACAAGAAGCGATCTATGATCTGCAAGTTGACCAACTTCCTCTGCCGAATAACCCACCTTTATAGCATAATCTCGTATATCAGTAGCAAGTTTTTTTCGGGATTTTTCTTCCTTCCATTCTGGAACTATATCAGCAAATTTCATATGTTCATTACGAACATGAGTCTTAAACTGTTCTTGCGCCTCATAAGCCTGTTGTTCATATGCCTGTTGATACTGCATTTGCATACCTTGGACTTTTTCCTGCGCCTCCCGAAACTCTTCCTTCTTTTTTACATATTCGATTGGATCAGCATCTTTCAATCTGTCCCAATCAACATTACCAAACTGCTCAATGGCCGGCATTGAATTTTGTATCACGTTTTGCAGTGATTCCATATACTGCTGACGCTCGGCTTGAATCTGTGCAATTTCGGAACCATATTGCTGCTGCAATTGTTCCGCTTGCTTACGTTGTTCAGCAATTTCCTGCGTCTTTTTGGTATAATCTGACTGTCGGCTATAGCCTTTAAGAAGTTCATCTAGGCTTACTTCTACTTCTTGTCCATCAACTCTTAAAGTATAAAGTTCCTCTACTTCCTCCTCTTCGTCAGACTCTTCAGATTCATCTTCAACTTCAGATTCTTCTTCAGTTTCCTCTTCCAATGATTCGTCTTGAGTTTCCTCAGTAGACTCTTCCTCTTCTACAGGTGCGGCTTCCTCAGTTTCAGGAGTTTCCCCTTCGGGTTCCGCTAACTTGAGTAATGCCTCTTGCGCTTCCCATAAACTTCCGGGTTGCGTTTGTTCTTCGTGTGCTTGCGGGGCAGGTTGCTTGTCCGCCATAGTTTATTTCCTCTTTCAGATAAATGGGTGTTGCTTTTCCATAACCTTATTCATATGTCCAGTTTCAACTATGGACTGTACATGACCATAAAGTTTGTCAAGCAGTCGCATCGCAAGCCAGATTGATTCTCTGGCTTCCAATTCTGTGGAACCGCTGGCTGCCCAGCGATCCATTAAATCTTTTCTTAATACATCAAATGCTTCAATAAATAACTCATCTCTGAGGAGGCGTTTAGCGTGTTCCTCTCTTTGTTCATCAGACATTTAATATTTTGGTTTTCCTTTACCCTTTCCTTTCTTTGGTTTGGTTTTGTGAGGCATTATATTCTCCTATCCTATAGCAACTGGCCTTTCTTGTTCAGCTTCTAAACTTAATTCTGCTGCTTTTAGTGCTATATCCTGTTCGTTCTTTCTAGCATCAAGTTGCAATCTCTGCGCTTTTATCTGAATCTCGGCCATCTTAATATCTAGTTCACCTTTCTTTATTTGCATTTCTGATTGTTCAATTTGTTCCTGCATTGAGGGTTGTTTAGGTTGTTGCTGCGATGGATCAGTAAGAAAATCATCAACATTAACAAAACCCATATTCTTGACTAATTGCGCACCCATATTGTAAAGGTTCTGTTCATTTACAATCCTAAGTCCACCAGCCATAGCTTGAGATGCAAACTGTATCATTGTAGACAGGTGCATCATTTGCTGATCACGGTTTCCATGACCCAAACCAACTGCAACAGTGCAATCTGCTTTACTGTTCCACGCGGAAGGATCAACAGGAACCCACATATTTCTCAGCCTAACTACTCTCTCTTTATCCTGATTCTTTATCAGGAGAGAATAAATCACCCTCATAAGTCTTTTAACACCAGTTTCTGCAAAGTTACGCGCAATTAATTCCACTCTTGACTGCGCGGCAGTCATAACAGAATTAACAGCCGTAGCCGTAGTGTGGGATGTTAAAGCATTATCATTCATCCCTTGAGAATATTTATTTACTCCAGCGCGGGCTTCTCTAACCCCGTCCAGATATTCAAGCATCTGGAATGCTGCCGGTTCTAATTGCGGCGTATCTAATCTTGTTACTGCGCCGGGTGCTTTAACCCTGACTATACCGCCCGGTCTTTGTGTGAGCAAATCATCCAAATTCGCTTGCCCTTCTAAAACCGCAAACCTGCCAAAGTTCTGATTATACATATTATCCATCAAGTTCCTCATAAGAGTTGACTTGATCAACTGTAAATCCATAACCAGATCAGCGACAGATAATCCAAAGAATTTATGCGGAATTTTAATCGGGGTTAATGAAACAAAAGGCTGGGAATCAATTTCCTCATTAGCCAATACTTTATCACCAACCGTGCAAACCTTTCTTAATTCGGCTATACCGTCTCCATCATAGTCCGTATAAAGAAAACTCTCATGCAGCCAATATTCTTTTAATGCTTCCTCTTCCTCAACATCACCCATACCACCAAATGTAGATGAATCATCAAACCTAAATCTAGCCAGTGGTTCAGAGACTGTGGGAAAATTATTCTCTGTATCATTACCCAGTTCTTCCGGGTCTAAATCGCCATACAATTCACGTAAGTCAGAAAGGGTTGTTTTTACCCTATGGCAAACAAAACGTGCATCCTCGATGCTTTTAGCCTCCCTAGAGATTAAAAATTCATCGGGTGGTACATTCTCGACCCTGATCCTTCCCTCAGTTAGATTACGATGTATGATTACATCATGTAAAACTTCTAATTCCTCTACAGCAACAGGTGTGTCAGAGGGTTGTGGTATAGAAGTGTGTTTTATTACTTCTACGTCTTCTTGGGATACAAGAGATTCTAACTCCATATTAGTTAAATCCCTATATTCCTCTTTTACTATATCCTCTGTCTCTTCCCACCAGACTTTAACTATACCATTCTTCTGTAAAAGCGCATCAGTAAACCAAGAATAAAGAATTTCCCAGCCGGGATTATCTTTCATAAAAACAAAATTTACATAATCCGTAGCCTGTTCTGCCATTGGCACGTCTTCTGGGCCAAATGGTGCAAATTTTACCATCTCATCGCCAGATGCGAATACCCTCATCAAGGATGGTTTTATCCACTCAATAGTATCAGCAACAGTAGAATCAACAAACTGTGAACGGCCTTCTACTTCATTTCCAAAAGGTTCAGCATAGTAATAATCTACAGCAGTCTCTCGCTGCTTGGAAATAGTATCACCATAACCCAAAGAAGATGTTATCTCGTTTCTAACGCGAGATAATAGTTCTTCTTCAGTCATTTTTTTATCGGCCATAATTAAAACTCAATATTTGGTAATTTTTCACTTAAAAATTCCACAAGGTCAGGTATAGTTTTGTCTCTGTAACGCTGTAATTTCTTATATTCTTTATCACTAATAGTTCCTTGATATTCTCTTTCCTGTAGGTCTAATAATTCTATCTGGATTTTATTATACCTATCATATTTCTTTTCTATTTCACCACTCCAAGGTATTACTCTAATTCTATCATCTATAAATTTCCCACCAGCTTCCAAATATGCAATATTATTATCATTACGCGCAATCTGCATTGCTATAGATTGGGGTTGACTCATTGCGCCTACCGTTGCTTTTAACTCCCTTGCCCCCTGTCCACCCGTTACCTTTCTAGCAACAGATTCTAAATGTTTTGTCCAGTTTTCCTGCGCCTCTATTATTTCCTTCGCCTCATCAGATAATCCTTCAAACGCTGGATCAGCAGTGGTTGGTTGAAAAGACCTTTCCAACTCATCATTTAAAAATTCACTATGCGCGAGAAGTGCTTCTATCCCATCAGAAATATTATGCTGTCTTTTTATATCATTTAGTTGTTCAACATTATATAAAGATTTTAACCTAAATTCTCTACTTCTATCTTCGCGGGACAAATCAAAAATAAATCGTTTAGTTAAATCATCAAGATCAGTTCCTTTTACTGTCCCCTCTAATATTGGGATTCTATTCGGTGTCTCAAGATCAGCAAGTAGAATCATAATTGACTCTGGCGAGCCTAAATTAATATCTGAGGCAGGTATCTCTATTCTTCTGGCAGTTGATCTTCCGCCAAGAACAGTACCTTCAGGAATAAAAGAATCAAAATCGGTATATATTTTATCTGGAAAAGAATGCCATCCTTGTATTGCACCCCCTTCGCCGGGTACAACTCCACGCACTTCAGGAATATGCCTTTCTATAACTTCTGGCACTCTGGCTTTTGCTTCTTTAACCTCAATTGGGGCTTCTATCTTCCCGCCCCCAGATATATATTTTGCTGTCTCTCGTAATTGCTTTATCTCATCATAGTTACCCATCATTTCTTCATAAATCTCTGGGGGGAGAGTTACATAAGGTGGTTCGTGAGATGGTAAATCTATATATTTTTCAATTTGTCTTTGACTGGTATTAATGGGAATACCATATTCTCTCTTCTGGAATTTAATCTCTTCTGTCAAATCATCTATTTGCAAATCCATTGCATAAACATCATCATCTGTTTTCCATCTTTTCTTTATTCTATCTATCAAATTCCGAGTGGCCTTAGTATGCAGTCGTGGAATTTTCCCTCTAAACACTCCACCGGCAGCAGTCATTGCAGCAACCATTGCTGCCCTATTCTGTGCTTCATCAGACTCAGGCATACGATAGTCGGGTATATCATACCCGGCTTCTCTTAAACTGTCCATAGCCATATTATAATTAACTGCCTGTTGATTCAAACCTCTAGTCACAGCCGGGGCTGCTGTTTCTGCAACTTTTTCTGCGGTTTGCTGTATCAAGGGCCATGCAGGGTCTAAAGCTGTTGCTACTATACCACCACCCAAAAGGGGACCAGCCTCACCTGCCCCGATCATTCCTTCCTTCACCTGCCCCAAGTATTGCTGGGGAAATTGTTTAATCCATTCAAGCCAGTCCATTATATAATTCCATAGTTCCTGTATTCTATATCCTTAGTCCATTCAGGTTCTTCGGAATTTATGGCGAACCTTGTTGACATGACAGCATACCTTGTTGCCGCCATTAAGTCATCCCGTATAGGAACAATTTTACCATCCTTCCTATGATACATTCTAAACTCTTCCCACCAATCACTTAAAGTGGAAAAAACCAAGAACTTACCGTCTTCCATTCTTTGAAGCATATCCATAATACCCACCTCAACAGAATTACCGCCCTTCTTCTCTCCCAAAGCGGGTGGGTTTTCAAAATGGAACGGAAGCATATTACAACCTAAGTTCCTATACTGGTCTGCAAGGCCGGGGTTACCCATAGAATCACGTCTATGGCCATCATGTGGCCACACTATAGGGATAAATCCGGGTCTGCTTCTTATCGCAGCGGCATGAACAGCGGGTGGTGCTTTAGCCTGACGATAACAGTCATATATATAGATAATATCTTCTTCTCTGTCCCAAGCAACCCACACACAAGCAGTTGGATGGTCAAATCCAAAGTCAATACCACATATTCTGGGCCAATGAGATTTAAGATAGATAGGATCAATCATCAGCTTTGTTTCATCCACAGGGTAAACAAGGCCCGAACCAATAGAGGGTCTACCATATCTTCTCATTTCTCTCTCATGCGGTGCATAAGAGGATAGTATTTGCTCCATTACGGCTTCGTTCAAATGCCCCTGCTTTTTATTTATTGATGATTTTACCTTTTCGGAAGCATCATCCCATGTGGCATTGTTCAACGATTGTCCGGGCTTGATATTGTTCATAAACGAGGCGACAGTTTCTGTCATTCCTGCCTCTGGGGTGAAGGTCATATAAACCATACCCCTTTTATCAAGTGTCCTTGTTACTGCTTGAGAATAAATATCTCTGGGTGGTTCTTCGTCCATCCAGATACAATCAACGCTACGACCTTGCCATTTTTCTTGGCCCATTTCGTAGGCTTTAAAGAATAAAGAAGAGGTTCCTCCCGAAACGTGCTTAATCAAAGCTACGCTTTTGGCGTTAGGGACGCCGGGCTTTCTTTCGGTCTTTATTATTAGTTTTCTAGGTATAGTACCTGACCCGAAAGCCTCTGGATCGTCGGGGGAACCAAGTAAATCATGTTGTACAATATCTCTGGTGGTTTCATTGGATATTCCACCAGCCCAACCCACAATAGGGTTACGAAAAACCCTTCCTTCCCACCAAGAAGGATACAAACCAGTCAAATGAAATGACATTTCAGCACTACCGCAATAACTTTTTCCTATGCGGTTAGCTGCCATTAACAGCCTTTGGTTGCTGTCACTCCCGGTTTTATGAAAATCTACCTGATAAGGGTAAGGATCATAAAAATCTATCTTGTTATATCTTTCCCGCTGCCTTAACTCTTGGGCTATTTCAACCGCTTTTTCTAATGCTTGCTTTGACGGCATTAATTAAACGGGCCTACCAAAGCATTAAGTTCTTTCATTAACTCCTCAGTAGACTTTTCCCCGTGGGAAATTTGCTGTTCGATTTTTTCTGTAGGCTTATATCCAGCCCTATCAAGAATATCCTTCACAGCCCCTAGTTTTACGGATTCACTTTCTGCACCCTCCGATAGATTTTTCAACTGAAACAAAGCACCGGGGACAAAATCAGCAATCATCTTCTTGGTTCTTTCCTCAATCTCCCTAGAAAACTGATTCTTTAGCTGGTGTCCCTTTTGTTTTGCAGTGGCTTTAGAATAGCCAGCTACTTCAGCAGCCTTTGCAGCATTTCCTGTCAAGCAGAAATGTTCTACAAATGCCTCTTGTTTGTCAGTACGCATTAGAATGGGCGGGGTAATAGTCCCGGTATCATGGGTAGTTGTTGCCTTCTACGTCCAGCAGGGCTACCACCCAAAACATTATAAGGCATACGTTGTCCACTGCCCATAGGGGCCTGATATGATCTTGAAGCCAACCTTCCACTTCCCATAGGAACCTGTGATGGAGTAGGTCTGCGTGTAGCAATAGATTGCCGCTGCATCCTCTCTAAATCATCCATAGAGAATTGTGGTGCTGTACCAAATCCGGGCGGTGGTGTGTTGGGCCATCTACGGCCACGCCCCATATCAACCTGCACGGGAGAAGGTGGCCTTGGGTGGCCTAATACATTAATGGGGGACGCACCCACAGCGGCTGGTGTCCTGCCTCTAGGGTCGCCTTGGTATGCGCCTTGAGGAAGTGGTACACCGGGTCTTGGACCTGCGCCTAACACATTACCCATAGACGTTGGTAAGGGTGGTCTTCCCGCTGGTCTACCACCTACTTGGGCTGCACCTGCTAGATATGTAGTTGGATTTAATC